TTCAAAAGCTTTTCTTTTCAAAGTATCACCTTTTTTAGTTGTGTAATCTTCATCACCTTTGTGAGTTTTAGATTCATCACCTTTGTTCATACCATATTTACCCTCTTTGTATTCGAATTTCTTTGGAGATAAATTCATACCAACACCTTTAGCTTTACCTTTTGGTTCGATAGAAGCTTCTTTTGTTTCCATTTTTTTACCTTCTTTATATTCAAATTTTGCGGTACCTGTTTTTACACCTTTACCAACCACAGGTTTTGACATCATTGAACCTTCTTTAGTTTCTGCTTTAGTAGTTAATGATGATTTTTTCAATGTTCCCATTTTTGGTTTAACTGTGAATTTATTTTCATTTACAGACTCGTCTTCTTCCATATTTTCTTCGTCATCTTCGTCCATAGTTATTTCGTAAACAACATCACCTTCTTCCATATCTTCCTCTTCTTCCATTTCGTAAGAATCTTCCATATCTTCGTTGTACATTTCTTCTTCCATTTCAGAACCAAAAATGTCAGCCATCATTGTATCCAAATCTTCATCAGATAAATCATCAGCTTCTTCCATTTCCATTCCTTCCATTTCCATGTCTTCTTCGTCCATGATTCCATCTTCCACATCACCTTCTAATTGGATGATATATTCTTCATCAGAATCCTCATCTTCCAAAGTGATTTGGTTATTATCTTTTTTAACGATAATACCATCTTCATCACCCATAGATTTGAAAACCTTTAAGATTTCTTCATCAGAAGCGTTTGTAAGGTCAATTGGTTGTTCATCTTCCGAGTCCATATCAAAATCCATTTCCATGTCATCTTCCATGTCTTCAACGTCCATGTCATCTTCATCGTCCATATCCATGTCGATTTCCATTTCATCTTCGTCTTCCATGTCATCCATAGAATCCATTTCAATACCCATCTCGTCTTCTTCTTGTTCGTCAGTCTCTTTTTTCAAAGACTCTTTTACTAATTCTGCGATTTCTCCCTTCATTGTTGAAGCAAGTATTCCTTTTGCATTTTCAGCTACTACTTCTTCCAAATTTTTCATTTGGAGTAGTGCTTCCTCGACTAATGACTTTTTGTCTGCCATATAAATTTTAGAATAATTTACATAATAAATATATCCCAACTTAAAAAAAGTTGGTGTTGGGTTGGCAGAAACCCAAAATAAATAAAAAAACCCCTCGGTTAGGAGGGGTTTTTATTAATCTTCAATTACTTCATCAATTTTACTCTCAGATACTGCCGTGATTCGCCAATCATGTTGGAACCCTTGGTATCGTGAAGTAACCTTGGCTTCTACATCGGTTACTGAGTAACCTTTCACCAATTTCTCTTCTCTGATTTTCTTCAATTTACCTGTGTTTTCATCAGGTAGTTCGTACTGTACTTTTGCTACAAAATATTTTTCGTCCATGTTTTTAATATTATTTGTCCAAATAATGATTTAATTTTTTCAATAAGTCAATAGAGCGGTTCATTCCTTTTTCACTTACACCGATTTCAGGTGTTCTTGAAACCTTTTCTTCTTCTAAATTTTCCTCAAACTTATTTCTATCATCAACATGAGTGAACAAGTATGCACCTGGTGTAGATGGTGATGATACCAAGTCAAAACAAATTAATTCAAAATCTCCTTGTACTTCATTCTGTTCACCAACTTTTTTAAGTGAACCAACACCACGTGATGATATACCTAATGTAACCCCCTGTCTTAGTAAGTTTGCCGCTTGGTCACCCTTGGTAGACACAATTCCTCTTTCGTGGAACCCAGGTGATGTAAGAAGCTTTAATTTACCCATAAGGATGTGTCCGTCCCACCATACGTCATTGATAAGGTGAGATACTCTGTCAAGGTCAATTAATGATGATTCAGGGTGGTTTAGTTCAGATAGTGCTGTTCCTTTGGCAATCATCTTCTTATAGTTGTCCGCTTCTCTTTTGAGAATCTTTTCAGGATACACTCTACCATTACGGTTTGGTGTATTGTATTTTTGTAGTACGGCATAGAATTCAAATGGTTTTGAATAGTCCAACATGTTTTTGTTGGCTTGCTCTAATAAATTCTTATTGTGAGTTTCGTTTGGGGAAATATATCCCGCATCCATTTCAACCAATATTCCTTTACCTGTATCTTGTGGTCCTAATATTTTCATAAAAACATTTTAATAATAAATACCATCAAATTGTATCTTTTACTTTTTTTGAAATAGTAAAATCAAAATAGTCGTTATTCTTAAAATTATCTACGTAAATAGCTTTGGCAATTTTCTTAAGTTTTTCTTTGAGTTGGGGGTCTTTGAAATCCGCATTTTCATTTAGAAAAAGAGTTATTTCCAAATTCATAAAACTCTTTTTTCCATAATAAATTCCACTTGTTCTTAAATCTAAATCAACAATATTTGTTTCTTTGAATGTGTCTTTATCTGCAATTTCGTAAACTGTATGTTTTATACTTCTGCTAAAATTCCCTACAATTCTTTCCCACTTTTCATAACTTTCTTTTGGTGATACCCAACTTTGTAAGTTTAAGTATAGTGATTTGAAATTTTTTGAATCAACTGTACCATAACTCACCTTTGAATCACTGAATCCAATGATTCGTGCCGTTTTCCCTTTTTTCATTAATAATCATTTTAATTAGATTTATTTGTTGATAAAATTTAATCAAATTTAATTACCATGTCAAACTTTTTTGTATCTTTGGGTTATTTAATAGGATATGTTAAAAGTAAAAATAGAAAATGGTCAGAATTTGGAGAAAGCTTTGAAAGTTCTGAAAGGAAAAGTAATCAAAACAAAACAAAATGAAAAGTTACGTGAGAGATTACAGTACAAAAAACAAAGTGTTTTGAAAAGAAATCAGAAACTGAAAGCCAAATACGTTCAGTCCCAAAAAGATAAAGATAATTTATAAATTGTTGTGAAGATTATATAATCTAACATAATTGATTTTTGAAAAAGTATCTGACTGAATCTGTTTGATTGTTTCTTGTAATTTCTTACTAGTTACGTCATCTAAAGATTCTCTGATGTTACTCAATTTACCAATAGTCTTTGATTTTAATTCATCAAATTCTTTCGAGAGTTCCACATCTTCTGTCATTAATACTTTAGACAAATCTCTCTTTGAATCTTCATCTAAATTTTCGATGTATCCTTTGATTGATTTGTTGGCGATGTTTAATAAAGTTTCAATTGGTAAATCAATGTGAGATTTAACCTCAGAGGATTCACTCAATGACTTTATTAAAGTTTTTTTGCTATTAACAGTTTCCATAATTTTGTTTGGTGAACTGTAAACAATATTGTCAATATCTTCGTAAATGTTTTTACAAACAACATCCTTAACCCAATATTCAATTTTTTGTGTGTTTAATCTTGGAGAAATTTTTTCAATTTGTCTTAAAGACTCGTTGATATACGATTCAGCAATTTCTTTGTCCAAACCTTTTTTCTTTGACAATTCTGTATAGATATGAAACATTGAACTGGCGTTTTTATTTTCCAATACCAATTTTCTAAAGTTTTTCAACTCAATTTTAGCTGTCTCATTTACATAAGAGTTAATCAATAACCCTTCTATTTTACTCATTAATTGTCCAAATTTCATAATAGGTTTTATTAATAAATATATCAATCAATTAGTTTTCTTAAAGATTCTTCAATAACACCTAAAGAACGACTACCTTTTTCTAAATCAATATCGTCCACACCATAGATATTATCACGTTCCAAAATTATATTCATATCTTTTTTAACTGATTCTGGTGTAACCGCACCTTCACCTCCCGCTGGTGGAGCTTCTGCCGGTGGTGGTGGAGCTCCTCCACCCAAGTCAGCACCAAATCCACCCATATCACCTCCTTCGGCTGGTGGCGGTGTTGCTGTGGTTCCTGATGATGAACTATTACCATACAATCTATCCATGTTATCAAAAATACCTGTTTTGGTAATAACATTACCGGTATTTTGAATCTCAAGAGATACCGCTTTTTCCAATCTTTGTTGTTGTAAATCCAATTTGATTTCTTCGTCAGAAAATCCAAGAATATGTTTCTTAGCCCAAGTTTGTGATGTTGGTGCAATACCTTCAACAGGTGACACAGCATCTTTGTATAACAACATTTTTTCTTTCCATACGTCAATGGTAAGAAGGTCAGCTTGTTTAGATGGGTTAGTTAAACTTAATTGGAATGAACCCAATTCGTCTTCAAATCCTAATAAGAATAAGTGAATAATTGCAATCTTGTTAAGTTCTGCAACCATAGACTTTTGAATTCTATTAATTGTACGAGCAAAACGAATATCTTGTAATGATAAGTTTCTACCATCACCAACAACTTCTTCAAACCCTAAGAACGCTTTTGGAATTCTAAGAGCTGTTAAAAGTTTCTTTTGGATGTATTCAATATCGGCAATTTCTGATAAGTTTTGTGCTCCAGGCAAAGTTTCAATTGGGTTTGGTGCTGACGGGTCACGAACAGGAATAAAGAAATCTTGGTCAACCGCCATTTGGTTGAATCTCATATCCACGTTTCCTGATTGAGGGTCAACAACTTGGTCTTTCTTAAATTGTTGTGCAAATCTTTGAACGTATGGTTGAATATCACCATCATCCATGTTACCCACAAACACTTTGAATACACGTCTTTCAGGTGCTCTTGATGTTCTGTAAACCAACATGGCATCTTCAGCCAATACCAACTGTTTCCAAGTACGTCTTGCTTTTTCTAACATTGATGTACCATAAGGAAGTTTTCTATCATCACCCAATAATCTAAAGTGTGCGATTTCCCAACTGTTAAATTCAAGTTGTTTGTTTTTCCAAGTAAAGGTAAGACTCTTAACACCAGCATTTGATGCTGTTGGTCCACCATAACCTGAAGTGGCTCTACCTTTCATACCAACCTCAATACGTTCTACCTCAATGTTCGGTAATTGTAAACAACCCACAACACCTTTTTCAGGGTCCAACTTTAAAAAAACAAAGTTATCACCATACTTGGCGGTATTACGAGTCCACATTGGTAAGTTTGTGTTAATATCCAATGCGTTGTTAAACAAATCCCCCAATACTGCTTTGATTCTTGGTGAATCACAATATATTTGTAACATATAACCGTCTTCATCTACTGTTGTAGATTCTTCAGCGTATGTATCCAAAGCGGCAGAAATTTCAGGAGTATATTCCATTGATTCATAGTCATAGTATGATGCCAAACGAGTTGGTTCATAATACACAGCCTGACTATAAAGGTTATTTTCAATTTTAGCCCATTGACTTGCAATATAAAAAGTTTGTTGAGCTTGGAGTTTTTGTTTATCGTACTCGGCTTTATCTTGAGTTCTTAAAAGTTCTTTTTTATCAAACTTATATGTGGGAATGTCTTGACCCAACAAAGAATTAGGTCCTAACTCCTGGGATAATCTTTGCCATATTGTCAATC